AATAGGGTTGATTTGCCGATACCTGGACCTGCGAATATAATACCAACCTCACCCTTGGCTAAACCCCCCTTTAAGAGAACGTCTATGCCCTTTACACCCATTGGTATGGGGTGTCTATAATCCTCATCTAATACACCAACCAAGTCATTAAAAACCTCAAATCCATTTGATTCTTTAACGCCAACTTGCAAGGCATATCTTAATAATTCTTCAAGTTGATCATAAGATTCAAAATCGCCCTCATCAATAACTTTTTGGGCTTTTTCTAATACAATCTTAACTTCTTCTTGCTTGCAGAATTTAAGGGCTTTTTCTTGAACAAGTTCAACACCATCTAATGGTGCTGAACTTATGTTAGATATTGTGTCAATAACAATTTTCAAAGCCAATTCTTGTGATATTTCAGACTTGGCAATCATGGTTAGTGTTTCAAAGTTTGGAGCGGAATCATATTTCTTATGATACTCCTTAATCATTTGAATGATTAATTTAAAATATTTGTTTTCAAAATAAGATATTTTAATAAAATCCAATATGGCTCTTGCAAATTCCTTATCTAAAATAATCTGATTAATTAATTGCAACTGGAATGTCTGACCCAGGTAATCAAAATTCTTTGACATAAAAATAAAGATTAATGGTTAGATAATAAATTTTTCTCTAAATATTCGTGGGTTAAATTCTGATTAGTTAAAATATCTGTTAATTCTTTTAAAGTCTCTTTAATATGATTACGAACATCAACAGTATATCTAACTTTTGGTGGGTAAACTTTACCATCAATTATTCTATGGGAAATAATCTGGTCTGAAATTTTAACATAAATATTAAAAAATTCAGGCTCATCTGTTGATGATGTTTCCATAATTGTTGGGTTATATAAAATATTTTCTTTATTCTCCATAAGATACCCAATTGATTTCATTTTTAAATACTGGGTTAAATCTTCCGAGAAGTATTTAACAAAATCGTGAATCTCACAGGAGTCCTTGGCATCTGGATTAATGTTTTTAATGTTTAAAAATCTTTGAACAATAATATTGTTGTTCAATGTTAATAGAAATTCTACTTTTGTTACATCAGTCTGTCTCATAAAACCTTTTTTTTAGTTGTTAATTTTTTTTTCTTTTCTACTTAATTTCATAAATGGTCTAACAAAATCAACCCAAGCGTCATCTTTCTTTGGTAAGAACTTAAATATACCATCATCTCTCATTAATTTTAATAAGTTCTTATAACTTCTGTCTGTTGGGTCTAACTTATCATTAAAGATTTCAAATACCATTTTTTTACCTTCATCAGTAATTAAAGGATTCTTCAAATCAATTATCTTACCTACTTTTTCAAAAAATTCATTCCCAACAAAACCAGATTTACTAATGCCAGATATTAAATTATTCAAAGATTTGCTTTTATTTTTTTCATATAAAACCTTTGCTTCACTTATTATCTCATTTAAGTTATAATCTCTTTTTTCAAATTCAGGAAAAAATGTCTTTAACTTCTTCTCACCAAAATTTTCAATACCACTTATGTTGTCAGAAGTATCACCAACAATTACTTTGTAAAGATAAACATTATTATGCGGAATATCAATATTTTTGAAATGAATTAAATCCCCTTTTTTGGAATAAATCTTCGATACTGGTGAATATAACTCAACATTATCGCCAATTAATTGGGTTAAATCTTTATCCCCAGAAAATATAATTATATTTTCATTTTTGGCAATTTGGGTATAATGCGCAATTAAATCATCAGCTTCATTTTGATCCACTTGGCATTGTCTAACAAATACCTCTTCAAGATATTCTTTAACCCTATCTCTTTGATGTAAATATGATTGATACTTATGGTCGTCCAACGGTAGTTGTCTATTCTCCTTATACTTGGGGTATATCTGCTTACGTATTAATGAGTTTTCATTTCCATCCCAGAATACAACAATTTTATCATGATTATGTTTTTCAAGAAATAATCTAATTGTATTTAGAAAATGGAAAACCCCACCAATATGTTTGCCCTCTGAATAAAATTCACGGACTCCATGGAAACCAATTGCAAATAAATTGTTTCCATCTATTAGTAGGGTTTTCTTCATTTTATTCAAAAATTACTATTTCTTCGTTTTCTTCTGTTTCTTCCTTTTCAGAAAAAGTAATATCACCATCACCAGATAAAACACCATTCCAGTATTGAGAATATTCTTTCTTATACTTTTCAATAGCCTCCTTTGTATCTGGAAGATAACCCTGTGGAACTGCTAATATCTTACCATCCTTATAAGCAATACCTGTTACGTGGTTTTTCAAAATTGATATTTTTGTTCTAATTGCATAAGAAACAGTTCTACCATTTTTTGTTGCAGTTATATGGTTAATACCAGAATTTTTCTGATTACCAAATAAGAATATTAATGATGATGCCAACCATAATGCCTCGCCACCTTTTGCTTTGATGGTTGGTTGACCAAATGGAGAATCTGGTAATTCAACCCAAGGTTGATTAATTACAACAATAGTGTTATGATATAAATATTCTTCCTTCTTTGATTTTGATATCCTTGAATGTAACCCCATTCCTACTTTATCAGCAAGAACAGCAGCATTATGCATTTTACCACCCTTACCATCAAAAGTCATTTTACAAGGAATTGATCCAATACTATCAATTAAAAACAGAACAGAATATGGTAACTCATTTTTTTCTTGGGCATCTAAAATATCATTTATAAATGTTGTCATTTGCTCAATGTAATCAAAGGAATCATTGAATATAAAATTACCATCCCATTCACCCTTTTCATTCATTTGAGCATCCAATCCTAATTCAACTGCGTGTGCCCAACTCCATTTCTTTTCTGTAATAACAAATACTGGTAAATGACCTTTCTTCTGCGCATCAATTGCTGCCAATACCATAGCTGTTGTTTTACTTGTATTGGAATGTCCCAAAAACATATTAATACCCCCCATAACGGGTCCAGGTATTCCACATGCACTATAAAATGCATCACCACATGAATAATACTCATCTGGTTTATATTTTGTTTTTGTGGAAAACTTTTCCTTTATTGAATCTATATTATTAGTCAATTTTTTCTTAATTCCTGCCATATTATTTTATTGATAAGTTAATTGTAAATAAGAGGGGGCATAACACCCCCTCTTTAATGTGTAATCTTAAATTTTAGAAAGGTAAATCGTTGTCCGCATAATCATTAGAGTTTGAGGTATCTTCTTGTTTGCTATTAGTTGTTTCAGCATTTTTGTTACCACCAAATGATGTTTCTGAATTAGATGTGTTCAGATAAACATACTTACCTTGGGCATCATCCCATCTTGGGGATTCACCTCTTGAAATTGCTTCAAGATACTCCAAAGGTTTTCTAGCATAGATGTCTTTCCATGTTCCCTCGTCATTCGCCCATTTTTTTGCAAGATTTGCATCTGTTGATAATGGAGTTGGGTCATCATACATAATGGTTGATACCGTTGTATATTCTTTACCTTTTGGACTTTTTGATTTAACCAATTCAATAATTAAATCTCTTCCAGCCTCCATATCAGAAATATCACCTTTGTTCCTAAAGATAGGGATAATCTTATCCAAGATACCATCTTTCTTGTAGTTGTGTTTGAATCTCCAATATTTTGGACCATCTTGCTCATTATCACGGTCAATCACCTTAACAACATAGAAAAGTTTGGCTTTATAATCCTTTGCCATATCCTCGTCATCTTTTCTCTTTGTTGATTTAAGAGCAGTATAAACATCATTTAATGGTGATGCTTCATTGTCATTCCCTGCTGGGTCATAAATCTTTTGGTAATAACCCCCAACTTGTAATTCGTGAAACCACGCCTCTTTAAATACTGATGATCCATCTGTTGTCGGTAAAAGTCTAATTCTTCTTTGACCTGTACTTTCTTTGTCACTCAACAATAACGTAAAATAACGTTTCATTCTGTCTTCCTGTGATAATTTTTTGGAATCTCCTTTTTGATTTTTTTCGTACTGCGCCATTATGGCATCTAAGTTTGACATATTATATAGTTTTTTGTTTACAATGATACAAGTATAGTAAATGATTTAGATAAAAAAAAGGGGCAAAACCCCTTTTCAAAAAAAAACTTAACTTTTTTTTTAAAACCTACGCCCAAAGCTTTTATTATCATAATCATCATCATCAGATGATGTGAAAGAATCTTTTATTTCACTTGGATTTATATTCACAACGTCATCTGTTGTTAACACATATTCGTTTTTACCACTCTTTTGCATCTCAACTTGCTTATCATCAAAAAATTGAGATAATTTTTGGTTAAAAGGATATGAATCATATGTTCTTAATTCAAGCTTCTCTTCTGGTGTTTTTTCTCTATACTTCTCAACCTTTGAATCAATTGCATTCAATTTATCAAAAATTTTATCCATTTCAGATAATTTTTGCTCCAACTTATTTATTTGTGTAAATAAATTGTCAAAATATTCTTGTTGTTTTGTTTCTACATTCTTTTGGCTTGTAACCAAATCTGTGATATCTAATTCTTCTGATTCTGAATCATCTTCTTGATTATCACCATCGCTATCAATAGCTGTAACCTCATCATCAGTTTCAATATCAATTGGTTGAGGTTCAGCACTCAGAGGATCATTTGGGTCTGTTGATGGGGGTATTGGTGAAACATCTCCTGGTTCTGTTGTTGGTGCATTAGGCATTTGTGCCAAAGGATCTTCGGCAGGAATACCAGTATCTTGTTCACTAATATAATTATTTATCTTGTGATACCTCTTAATTTCTTCTAAAATTTTCCTGTCTATACTCATGTTTGTTATCCGTTTAATAATTCTTTTATACCAGCAACCGTTTTAACTTTAACGTGCCTGTTAACAACTCTGCTATTATCAGCTCTCTCAATTAAGCCATCTTTTTCTTTAACAATATAACAATCACCTGTTATTAAATCACAAACCTCTTTACTACCATCATCTAACGTCCTCTCTTTTGTGTTATTACTACTCTTTAAAAAGTTATCTAAATTTTCCATGTTTAATTTATTTTTAATATAAATATCTAAAATAATAAAAAAAAATATTATAAATGTGGGTATAAGTTTATTTTGGTATAATTTGCATAAATATAATATAAATTAATTGTATTATTATTATATTTGGCAATTGGTTTAATTAAATCTTGCGTGTTATAATTTTGATTATTTTTTATGACATTTTCAATAATCAAAGGGTCTAAACTTGTTTCTGAACCAAGAATCTTAAATCCAGTATATGATGTGCTACCACTATTAACATCAATATTAATCTTAAATTCAAAGGTAGTCCCAGATGTTGTTATAACATCATATTTTGTTATTTCAGGATTAAACCCTATTGAATATATATTGAGCAAAACTTTTTCAACTTCTTTATTCACATTTTCCATAAAAGTTAATTCATTTTTATTTTTTGAATTAAATAAAATTTCAAATGAATATGGGAAATTAATTGTTGTTGCTGTTGGTAACTTAACTGATGGATTTCTATAAGTGAATGTGCAATCTTTATTTATTTTATTGTCAGGGTTAAGAGCATTATTTGTATTATTTAAATCTGTTTTACTTGAATCACTTAATTGTGTTGGTCTTAAACCCTTTAAGCTACTAAACGCTTTAACTAACTTAGATTCTAAATCATTAAATTTACCATTTCTTTTTAATACATTTACATAATTTGCAAACCTTGCTTCTGATTCAGGATCTACTAAACCAGGGTATAACCAATAAACAATATAAGTATTTAAATACCCTATATTCTTTATATATTCACTTTGAGATTGATAGCTACCTATTATATAATCCAAATACTCATTTAAATTTTCAAATAAAGCAAAAGGTCTATTAATTGTTTTTTCTATATTATCCTGACCACAATAATATTTATCTAATTCAAAAGTACCACGACTATATGTTAACCAAACATTACCAAAATTATTCTCATATGCATTAAATTTATTTGAAATATTGGATGCTAAATATGAATAAACATAAACAAACTCAATTATCTTTGCATCTGTTGTCTTACCAGTAATTGCATTATAAAACTGTAATTCTGTGTAAGTAGATGCTGTTATTGATGTTTCAGCTGAAAAACTAGTGTATGTTTCAAATAAAAATTCACTACAACCATTATTTGCTGTTGGTGTGCTATTGTTGGTTGGAGCGTTTAATTCTGTTTCATTTTTAATCTTCTCTCTTTCAAATTTAGCAGTTATTTGTGTAAGTAAATTTTCATTAATACTAGCAAGATATGTATCAATAGATGGTAAAGCATAAACACTTTGCCTAATCCCAGAAAAAGTGGTCTCAAATGTTCCAGGTGTTATCTCATGATTAACTTCGGTAATGAAATATGGTCCATTAAATAATGGTATATGCTGCAAATTGAAATACATTGTTGGTTGTATAATAGCATTACCCATACAAGAAATTTGAGCAGTATAACTTAAATTTTTATATAAATTAAATAAAGAAGTGCTTTGTGTTGAAACATTTCTACCACTAACATTACTTCTTATATTCTCTATATTCTGCAAACTTTCCGCAGTAGCAACACCCCCATCTTGGGAAACAACAATATTATGGAAGATTGCTTGATTTCTAACCCCAGCATCAACTAAAAAACTAACACATTTATTTGATAAAGCCCAATCTGTTTTACCCCTTTGATCCTCCAAGAAAGGAATATTATTCTCCCAATCAATTGCATCATTACCATATCTGATATTAGAACTACCACTACTATTTAAAGTAGTTGAACCTTTTCCAGCATAAACACAAACTAATTTTGGTCCTGATTTTCTATAATCAACAGTTGTGAAATTACCCCAAGTATCATTTGCTATCTCCGTAGAGCTTTTAATCACATCATCTATATTATCTCCTGGTGATAATGCGCCATAGAAATTAACATAAGATGGCATTGGGAATATATTAAAATGATTCTTTGTTAGAATACCCCCAATAAAATTGAAAACAGATGTCTCTAAATTAACCTTCCTACCATTTAATATCTTTTTCAAATCAAAAATATCAACAAAGAATAATTCTCCAATATTCCTACCACCCCTATCTAAAAAAATAACATCCTCAAATAATGTGGTGGTTGTATAATCATTACCAGACACCCACTTATCATTGATAGCCTTAAATGTTTCATATAAGTCATATTTTGACACCTTACTATCTAATACTGTATTTACTGTATTTACCTCTGTAACAGTCTTGTTATTAGTTATTGATTTAACATTAAATAGTGTACCTGTCAAAGCATCTTCAACCATACCATTAAGAATATTCTGCTCATTTTGTAAAATTTGCAAGAAGTTTTGCTTTGTTAAAGTTGGATTCTTTAATCTTTCATTAGCATATATTTTTATAATATGCGATAAATTAGTGATATTCTCAACATTAAACTCAATATTATTAGTTATAAAGAAATCCGTAATATACGAACCACTATCAGTATAAGCCAAATTATTAATTGTTGAAAATCCAACCTCTTTTTGTAAGGTATTAAATGTATTTTGATTAATACTAACTAATGCTATTTGTGGGGGTAATGTGTTTTGAATATAAGGAGTAAATTTAAGTGTATTTGTTATATCAGGAATACCCCCTATATGCTCAATAAATGAGTTGTAATAATACTTATTATACTTTGTGGGGTTTCCATACTTAAACAATATATCATAGCTTAAAAAACCATTTAAAATGGATTGTATATTTGTTTTTTGAAAATTTTGTACTTCTTTAAAATAATCAATTTCTGTTTTCTTTCCTCTATTTGATGGAGCTTCCATCATTTCCCTAAACATTAACTGGAAATTTAAATATTTTGTATTTGGATCCTGGTAATCTAACCCCAATAAACTAATCTCATCTTTATTATTAATTGTATCAAAATCATATATAGACCTTGAAAATTTGATAAATTCACTTTCAAATAAATCTAATGTTTCTGAATCAAATATGGCAAAAATATCCTCAATACTTGAATATGCACCAGTTAAACTAAAAGAATTTGTATCATTTTTTATATTAATATATTCATTATACTTTGGCTTTACTAATGAATCAAAAGAAAAAGAATCAGAATCATCAGATAAAATTATCTTAATAGCTCCATTATGTATTTCATCTATTAAAACAGGAATATTCTTATTAAGTATTCCAGTTGTTTGAGTTGTTATTGCATTATATGATGGCAAAATATAAAATAAAGATTTAATATCTTGCTTTTGGTCTGGACAATAATCCGGATATGATGCCATATCATATATATTAACTGGAACTAATGATGTCCAATTATTTACAGTATAACCATCAAGAATATATTTACCTGTGTTAAGAACATTGAAACCCCTATTAATAGTATCAGTTAACTCCTTATTATCATACACCTTGAATAAGTCATATCCATTTAAAAATACGTTAAAATCATTTGTTAATTTAGGATAAAACCCCAAATTAATATTTTTCCCATCAATTAATTTAATTGTTGTTCCGTTAAACGTATATTCGGTATTATTGAAAAACTCATTATAATCAAAATTACCCCAAACATCATCAAGAATATCTTTTTGCTCATTGATGTATTTTTTATAACGATACCATATTGATCCATATTTCAATATCCAAGCAAATGGTAATTTATGTATTGCCGAATATTTTATAAAACTAGCAAAAACAAAACCATTTTTTTGATTCTTATTATTTATGAAAAAATCAGTTAAATTTGATAATGGTAATGAACTTAAAAAAAGATAGGCTGCCGTAATGAATGGTTTCTTGGCTTCCTCGCTACTCACATTCCTCCAATTATCAACACCTTGTTGAATTGCATTAATAAAAATGGGTGTATTTAATAATGTTGTATTTATAGCACGACCAAATTGATTTTGATATATATTACCAAATGTTAATTTCTTTGTAGTATCATTTGGAAAAAACTTAAATGGTTTATTATTAACAACATCCCCTATCTCTTTGAAATTAGTTATTATATTTCTATCAGCATTGAAAAATAATGTGCCACTAGTATTATACTTATTTGGGTTAAATGCTGTTAGATTGGCTGCTGCCCATGTTGCATTATTAAATGGATATAAGAAATTAATGTCATTGCTTGGTTGGGTATCATTAATTACCTTCTTAAAATTATCTGTTTTTAATGTATTAATGAAATTATTTGTAACTAACCCAAATGTTTCTATTTTATATAATTGAGAAGAATTATTTAATATATTGTTTAAATAAATTGTATTATAAAAACCATCTTTATATTTCTGATAACTACTACTCACACCATTGTTTGAAATAGCAAGTAATTGGTCTTCATAATTACTACCATTCAAAAGGGGGTTTGCATTTAATATGTTTTTTAACTTACTGAAAAATAAAATAGAATTACTACTTAAACTTGCTTCAATATTCTTTGTTTCATTTTGTGAGATAAAATCAACCACAACCTGTTTTGAACCATTGCTAAATTTATAAAGTAATGAAAATCCAGAATTAAATGAAATACCAAAATGCCTATCCCATAATTCATAAAAGAATTGAGAGTTTAAAGCATTGTTATAAGGTAACTCATTGAAAGGATATTCAAATGTATTGAACCCAAACTTGGATAAAATATCATCATTAGTATCAACCAAATTTGAGTTTATTGGTGTATCCAATCGTTTATTAAAACCTTTCAAATATTCTTCCACAAATTCAACCTCTGGCCAATTTTCTAATAAATATGCTTTGGTTTTTGTGATAACCTGATTATCCCCAGGATATATTAATTCATATTTATTTGTTTTCTCATTTTCATTTTTAATAGAAACCAATGGCCAAGGAAACACAATAGGGTCTTGATTTGTATTATCATCAATTAATTCCCCATCCCCTATTATTGCTCTCAGCCTATCCTCATTTTGACGAACCTTCCAAGCACTTTCATGGACATTATCAAGCAATCTTAAAAAAGCTTCTGTTGATGCCATAATAACAGCAATCACATTCTTAATGTTGGGGATAAATCCAATACCACTTTCCTTTTCAGCAATCCTATTTGCCAAAGTTTCAGATAACTCCCTTTCTTTTTTACTAACCTCTTTTGAGAAAAATGTTTCAATCCTATTTATTTCTGTAATAAATTTAGAAAAATCAAATAAAGGAACATCAATAGTAGCACTAATAGTCCCAGTATTCTTAACATAAGAAACTTTAACATCTTTCATTTGATTCTGCAAAACACTTATATCAGTAGTTGTACTAACACCCCCAATCCTTGAAGAATATGTTTTTACCCAATTAATATTATCTGCTGTCTTGGTAATATAATCATAAGTTATATTATTTTTTACATAATTAATACCTTTATCCCCAAACGAGGGGTTATCTTTTAAAGCTAAATTATACTGGTCTATAATGGCTTTTAATTTACTAATAGCTTCTTCTACACTATTTGTAGTTGTTATACCATCAATTATTTCTTTTTTAAAAGTATATGCATACGTATCATCATTATAAACAACTGGTTTTGGATTAATATATTTATTAAACCAAGATGTTTGATTTAATCTAACTTTATTATAATATTCATTTAAACTTTTTTGATATTTTTTACCATCAGTTAATATCTCAACACTAATTTTATTTAAAGAATTTAATATATTCTGTTCAAAAAACTCTAATTTGTATATTAATTGAGATAATGTTAACTCCGGAAAATCTTGGCTTATCAATCCCTTTGCTTTATAATCCTTATAAACCTCTACCACTTTTTGATAACCAAGTTCTGTGTTGATTTCAAAAACAGTATCTTTGGTTGCAGTAGCACTCTGATTGGTAGCTGATGTTATTTCATATTTTTTAGCGTACATGTGTGGGGTTGCCAACAAATGACCTATATTTATTTCACTTAACACATTATATTTAAAACCAATGAACTCTAAACTAATAGAATAATCCCCAGTTAAACCATTGAATCTTGAATTAAATTTCAATAAAGATAATTCATATCTAACTGCCTTACCATAATAACCTTTTAATGTTAAATAAAATGGTGGATATGGCAGATTAAAAAAGGCAGCATAAGGTGATTGATCCCCTAGACTAAATAATGCACGACCTTGAACATCTTCCATCTCAATACTAACAGTAGGTATAAAAGATGAATTTGTTTTTACACTTATTTTCTTTATACCAAATAATGCGTTATTTGTTAAATTTATAGCACTATCAGTTGTAAATGTATTCCCATCCTGGTTAACCTCAAAAGATTGTTTCTGATTTGCACCTTTTTTCTCCAAAGTTTTATCCCCAGTAAATTCATTATAATAATTAGAATTTAAATACTCCTTATTATTTGGATTTAAAAAATTGAGACTACCTAATGTTATTGTAGATATTTCATTGTTTGTTGGTCCATTTACTAATAATTTTGTTCTAGGTATTAATTTAGTTTCAAGATTTGCATACATAACAAAATCTTCTGCAATAACCCCCCTTTCAAGAACTTCTTGATTACCATTAATTACCTTGTTGGGGTCAATATATATAACGTTTTGATAGTCAAATATAACATGAATATCGCCTTGATTACCTACCATAAAAATAATAATAATTTTCTATTGCGTTCTTATAATCTAACAACGAATTATCCAAAGGGAATGGTATTTTTAACATAGCACCATCAAATATGTTGTTTTCCAAACCACCAAAAGATGGATTTGCCAATAATATTAACCAACCAAAAAAGGGGGTGTCATAATATTGTTGCGATATTTTATCCAATCTTGTTTTATTCTTTTTATAAAAAAAAACAAGATCAGAACCCTTACTTGGTAACGTAACAAATGGGACTGTTTTCTGAACACCATTTACTGTAAATTGAGAATATCTATTATAATATTTTAAATTCATCTTTCTATCTTATTTTTAACATAAATTAAACTATTTTTAAATATAGACCATTTTGTTTTGTCCATTTTTTCAGTCCCATAAACAATATTTTTAAAGGCGTTTTCAACATTATTATTTATATACCTAATTTTAACAGCTTTAACTGAATAATCATTCCCAGTTAAATTATTTAAATAATTAAATATATTTTTATCCCTTAAAAACGTAAGCATATCTTTACCCCCTCTACCAATAACAGAACTATATTTATCATATTTAACAATTTCACCTTTCCAATAATTATTGAATATACCAGTAATAAAATCTTTATCCTGTTGAGTGCTTATTGTTTTTAACAAATCCTTTGTCATAATTTCATCAAAAAACACATCATAAAATTCAGGTTTATTTATATACCCATATAAAAACGCATATACTAAACTTGTTTGTTTTGGATTATCTAAACTTAAAAATATTTCATCTAGTTGTAGATTATTTTCATAATCAAATTCATTAATTAATTTTGTGTAGAAATCATTTAATTTAAATCCAACAGTATTAACAATAGTTTTAACATTAATTGTATTCCCTGTTAATCTGTATGCAAAAATATTACCATTTTTATCAATATAACCATCATATCCGTTACCACCATCATATTCTGATAAAATCAATCCAGCCTTATTTAAAAAAGATAAATATTTTAATTGTATATCAATAAGTTTATTAGAATAAGAATTTAAATTAGATAAAACACCATCTCTCCGTTTGTTGAAGAAATTAATATAATTTAACTTAATAACATTCACAGTTTTTTTATCTGGAACAAAAAGTCTATTATCTTTCAATTTTAAATCTTCAATAAAATTATCATTATTATTATCTATATTTCTAATAGCATCATCAAAATAATTTGTAATTCGCTTTATATAAGATAAATCAGGAATGCCAAAAAGTTTAACATCAGTACCTTCAACAATCTCACCCTCATAAGAAAGCGAATATTTATTCCATGTAAAATATTTTAATAAATTGAAATTATTGTCAAGAATGAAATCTTCATTTAGTGATTTTATTGAATTAATATATTCATTTGTTTGATTTATTAATTCAGTTAAAAAATCTTTATAATTAATAGCATCCCCAGAAACAACACCAATTGGTTTATAAAATGAATTTGTATATTGCACAGGATTATCAATAGGATTTATAATAGGGTTATCCTTTGCTTTATAAAAATTATACAAATCAGTATCCATTTTATCCAAACTTCTGTCTGTTACATCAGAACGTTGCTCGTAAACTTCTGTATTTGCATAAAAATTATAAGATAATGCATTTTGCAATCTATCAATTGCACTAGTCAATCCATGACCACCAACAAACTTAAATGATAATTGAACCTTAACAATCATTGGTTGTAATCCAATCCCCTCTGGATTGATATCCAAATTCTCATATCCAAAAGTTAATGTTTCTGGTATTATCTTTGTATGGTAAAAATCACCAACTCTTAAAATTAAAACAGGAGGAATGCCAAAACTAGTATTCTTTGAATCTTTGAATGTTAAATCATTGTTTTTATTTATTGTCGGTATTGTATCACCCGGTCTAACACATTGTTGCAAAAAAGTTAATCTGCTATTCAACCCCTCTGGCGTTGTTGAATGGAATGATGGTGTGAAATATTTTAATTTACTTTTTAAGTTTTCATAAACAAATGGATCAGTTTCCTTAATTGCTTCAAAATAATCACACTCTGTTAAAAGTCTTTGTAATACTTTTTTTGAAATATTCTTACCTTGAACTTTTTCAAGAAGTTCATTCTGCTTTATAGTTGTTGTTTCTTTTATTAACTTAACATCCTTAGTTATTGGGGTTATTGGTTCTGGGGGTATTACTGGTTCTAGGGGTTTACCTTTTCTTGTTAATTTTATATCACTGATAACCGTTCGCCTACAAGCCATTGCTTGAACACTTTTAATCTTATCAACACCTTCCCCTAAATTAGAACAATTTGGAACAGTAGTTGATGAAACCCCACTTTTTGATGATTTAGTTATTAATTCAGTAATATTCTCACCACGATTATAAAATATTATGTTTAAACCTTTGAACTTTATATTTTCTGTTAAATATTTTACAACTGAGTTAGTGCGTCTCTCACTTAAACTATTATTATATTGATTTGTTGCTGGTGATGATGCTGATGATGTAAGTGTTATTTCTAATTTATCACTATCTTCAAGAAGATTAGCAGCCTCAATGAATTTATTCAATTGCTCAAAATTATCCTTAACAATATCATCCATAAACGTTTTAAGGCTTGGTACACTTGAATAAGATGTATTACCAGTATAATTTGAAAACAAAGTTTGATAAGCCTCTGAACCCTTTGGTATATCATTATCAAAATAAAAAGCATATCCTTTATAACCATCAAGAATATTTAACAACTCAATAACAGGTTCTTTAGTTTCAAGTATAGTAAATGGATCAACGCCCGTTACAACAGTTCTTTCAATATAAGTCATTTCTTCTTCTGTTGTTTCAACAGTTTCAATAATTGTTTTTTGCAA